GATCGCAATATGCTTCTCGTAACAATTCTCTTTCTTCTTCAGTCCAGGATTTCTGACCAGGTCTAGATAGTCCTAGCCCGTGTGCTTTATTTGCAATTCCTGGCCAACTTCTGCCCGGCAGCATTTCCATCAAATCGTCATTAGTTATATCTGACGGATATCCCTCCTCTAAAATCCACAGCTCTTCTTCCGTCCACAGTTTCCCTGCCACGGTACTTTCCTTTTTATGAAATATTTTCAAGTCGAGTCATTAGTCTCTCTGCTCGATTAGTCACTTGATGGTACCAACGGGAGTCTCTGCCTTCCTTGGCAGCGGTATTCCAGTCTCCTAGTTGAAGGGCCGCACACATCTTCTTAAATTTAGAAAGACGAGGGCGGCCCATGTTAAACATCATATTAACCAGGATTTGCTGGACTTCATCGGGGAATTTTCTAAACTTCCGTCTGCCGTATAAAGTTTTACATTCGCTGATGGCAATGTCAAGGTCGTTGTCGAAACACGCCCTGACTCGCTCTTCACTAATCTCAACTCCAACCGGTGCTCCGAATTCCTCGTCACTGACTTGGATAAGGTGACCAACTCCAAAGGTATAGTACCCAAGGTGGTCTTTATAGATTGCATATACTACTCCTTCGTCTATGCACAGCTGATCGTACACTGCGTCTCTGTTCATTGTTCTCGAGAAACTCCTTTTGTTTTTTCGTATGATCTCATTGCACCTAGACCTAGCATACCCATAAGAACAGGCATCATTGTATCTAGTTCTATCATAGGTAGCTGGTCTGGCATTCCTGCCATAGCCATTGCAAAGTTTGCAAAAGGCACTATTAAAAAGTTGGAGGCCATACCTAGCGCACAGACCCAGCCGACCGCAGGTCGCCAGCCCGCTACGAACAATGACTTATGAGCAGCTTCTGCTTTATTTACTTCTAGCTGTCCCATCACTTGGTCGTGATGTTGCTTCTCTGCAAGAGTTGCGATATCGTGGGCTAACTGGTTCGCTTTATCTTTATCTTCGATGAACTCAGATACCAACCCCGTTACAGGTCCAACAAGGCTAGATAGTATCCCCATCATTGCCATGTTACTCCTCCTCTTCTAAGTCGATTATCCCTTCATCTTCTAGGTAATTTAGAGTTCCCAGAATTCCTCCTCTCTCTCCGCACTTATACGCACACAAGGAACAGCCTGCCATGCAAAAAGCAAAGATAATATATGTACTGATTGGGTCTAAAGCCATAAGGTTCTCCGTTAAGTAGCGCATATAGCGCCGTGCCATTTAGTGTATATTATAACCGCTGTAAGATATAATGTCAAGAACTATTTTTAGATATGGGAAAAATAGTTCTTGACATGAGAGGTGGTTTATACTATAATTATGAATAGAAAATGGAGAGACTCTCATGGAACATATGAAACGTACGTGGACACGCAAGGAGCGCGGACGGTTATTAAAAGTATACGGCACTGTTCCGACGCAGGAGCTTCCGCAATATTTTCCAGATCGAACAGTTAACGCCTGCATTAAACAGGCTAAGCACTTGAGAGATATGGGATGCATATTCAAAAATGGATAGTAGCGGCACTACTTATAGGCGTCTACCCTAGTAGCTATGCGGAGGGGGAGATTTTCTGTTTAGCAAAGAACATATACTATGAAAGCAGAGACCAGCCGTGGATAGGACAAGTGGCCGTTGCTCAAGCTACACTCAATAGAGTAAAAGATTCTAAATTTCCTAATACGGTATGTAGGGTAGTAAAGCAGAGAAGGAATAAAATCTGTCAGTTTAGCTGGTACTGCGACGGACTATCAGACACCCCAAAAGAAAAAGAAAAATACAAGGAAGCCCTGGCTACTGCAATATATGTGTACAAAGGAGAGCTTCCAGACGTTACTGAAGGCTCCCTTTGGTACCACGCACTTACAGTAAAGCCCTGGTGGGCGAAGGCATATAAAAGGACAGTTAACATAGATGATCACGTATTCTACACTAGACCCTGAGGATTTCGAAGAAATGTTTGAACATATTGATGACCCTCAAGAACTCGATTTCAATAATGATTTTTACCTAGAGGTACAAGATGAGGACTACGACGGGCCCTATTATGGGGGTACTCTCCTAGACGACACAGAGAGACTTGTCTCTGCGCGGGGGAGGACTGATATGGATTACGACTACTTTGGTGAGGAAGAATATTGAAAGTAGCAGTAAAAAACGGTAATGTTGAGACAGCTCTGAGGAATCTAAAGCGAAAGATGAAAGAAAGATTACTAGAGCTGAAGAAGCGGCAACGCCATACTAAGAAGTCTCAACGAAGAAAAGAAGCGAAACAAGCTGCCGTTATACGTGAGAGAAAACGACAAAGAGAGGTATAAAATGCATATGAAAAAGTGGTTATACTGGACTAATTTTACGTTGGTTGGAAACTTTATGGAAAAGTTCGGTCAAAAAGTAATTGACAAAAAAGCTCCCGACCTTGGAAATAAAGAACTACAGGATTTAAGAGTAAGTCTCATTCAAGAAGAAGTAAAAGAGTTACAAGAAGCACTTGCAGAAAAGGATATAATAGAAGTCGCAGATGCACTTACAGATATTCTCTATGTAACATATGGGGCGGGGCACGCCTTTGGTATTGACCTAGATGATTGCTTTGAAGAAGTACACAGAAGCAATATGTCTAAGCTAGGGGAGGATGACAACCCTATTTATAGGGAAGACGGAAAAGTAATGAAAGGCCCTCTCTACTTTACTCCGAACCTTCAAAAGGTTATTTATGGTAACTCTGACTAAAGAAGCTGCAAAGCACGTTACTTCTTATCTTGGTAATAGAGGTAAGGGTGTAGGCATTCGTTTAGCTGTAAAAACTACTGGATGCTCCGGTCTTATGTACGTTCTTGAGCCAGTAGATAAAGAACTTGTAGAAGACCAGCTTTTCAATAGTGAAGGAATAAACGTATACGTGGACCCAAAGAGTATGATCTATCTAAGTGGGACTCGGATGGATTATATAAAATCAGGGCTCAATGAAGGTTTTGAGTTTACAAATCCCAATCAAACGGCAGAGTGTGGCTGTGGCGAGAGTTTCACGGTCTAATGACTTTTACAGACACTGCAGCTAGAAAGGCGAAGACCTTCATGGGCGACGAAGCCTTTAGTTTAAGAGTATTTGTTACGGGAGGGGGTTGTTCTGGTTTTGAGTACGGCTTTACTTTCGATGAGGACATCGAAGAGGATGATAGCACGTTTGAGAACGATGGCGTTCAGTTAGTCGTGGATTCTTTAAGCTATCAGTACTTAGAAGGGGCGGAGATAGATTTTTTGGAGAATCTACAAGGGGCTCGCTTTGTTGTCACGAACCCCAATGCAGAAACTACCTGTGGGTGTGGAAACTCTTTCTCTATTTAGACGAACCAATCCACGGAGCGGTTCTTTCCTACAAGAATATCTACACTTGCAGATTCAGTTAGAAAGCTCACCTGAACCGTCCACATTCTTCGAGCAGACTGACGAGTATACTCAGTCTCCTGTGATCGCGCGTTAGACGGAGGGTATTCGTCATACATAATCACTACGCTAGGAAGCACATGAAAGACTCCATTCAGTCTCCACTCGTTTGTCCAATACCAATTAAATTTCATTTGAATCTCCTTTGAATAAGTTATTGCAATACTCTGCTGGTCCCATGACAGTCAGGCCATCATCTGTGGACACACGGTACGAGTAGCCGTAATCCTCTGGGCTATGCACACATCTCTGCAATAGCCTAGTCTCTATCTCTGAATGCTCTAATTCATATGTGTTGCAGCCTGAAAGAGTTAAAATAAAAATCAGAGCGTAAGTCCTTTTCATTGTATTAATCCCACAACTTCTGATAGTATTTCCCAAACATACTGAAACCAAATGAAATTCGTTCTTGAAAGAGCATATCTTCTTTACAATCATCATTTACCTTGCTTTGAAAGGCAAAAATCATCTCATCTAAGATCCAATCCCAACGCTTAAAGTAACTAGCATCGGTATCTCCTATTTCCCTAGCACTAGCAATCTCTGCCTTACTGGCTCGCAGCTCTTTAGGCACATCCATCATGTCTACCTCAGGTGCACCATGTGCGGTTTCTTTGAGTTGCTTTAGCATAGGTAATATGATATGAGCAAGTGTGTGGTCCATTGACCAAGTATCCCACTCATCAATATCAACGCTTACGTATTGTTGTCCAACCTTAGGATACTTATCAATTTTTACTTTCATTTATAGAGCCTGGTCTGAAAACATTACTATAATAAATACCCAAATAAAAAGCAGTGTAAATAAAGTAGCACAGACGCAGTTAACAGTGTCAATCATTATTTTCATACTAAGCTCCTATGAGA